GTTTCGGTCAGAGGGGGAAGAAATGACGGATATAAATCAGGGGGATTTCTGGGTCGTAGATGACAGGCGTTCGCTTGAAGCCTTCATCAAGATGATGACCCAGATGTACGAGGAGAAGAAATATCTAACACTCAAGATCAAGGGTGGCAAGACTAGAACCTCAGCTCAAAACAACGCACTGCATGTGTACTGCCGACTACTATGCGAGAAGCTCAACGACTCAGGGTTTGATATGAAGCGAGTCATCAAGCAGGAGGTGGATATACCGTGGTCACCCTCTCTGGTGAAGGAGTACCTGTGGAAGCCCATTCAAAAGATCGTAGCTAACGAAGACTCTACCGCGAAGGCAGGGTCGGATGATTACTACAACACCTACTCCGTACTGAGCCGACACCTTAGTGATAAGTTCGGGGTGTTCGTTGAGTTTCCGAGTAAGCGCAAGTGATTATCTTCGATGACTTTGAGCGAGCCTTGGAGGAGGCTGAGTGGTGCGCGAATGACGAGAGGGTTTTGTATTATGTATTCCTGTTCAATGACAAATTCGTGGTACGCAAGAAGCACGGCGGCGCACCGAAGCCCAAGCGAAAACACATAGAGGTAGGCTTTCATCACAGGAAAGCAGGGAGAAAACCCGATGCTTGAGATCGCATGTATCGCTATGGCAATTTACTTCGAGGCTAGGTCTGAACCCTTGGATGGGCAGGTCGCAGTAGCTAATACCATCATGAATCGTGTGGAATCTCCTAAGTTTCCTGATACACCCTGTGAAGTAGTCCAACAAGGTAGGACATGGAACGGTCATATACTCCGAAATCAGTGCCATTTCAGCTATTACTGCGATGGTAAGCCAGAAGTAATAGTAGACCAAGGGGCATACACGTTAGCCCTCAGTATCGCGGTAAATTGGGCGAATCTCGTTGACATAACAAGCGGTGCTACTTACTATCACAGAGATGACGTTCATCCCTACTGGATTGAAAGCCTAAATCTCAGCCGCAAAATTGGTCGTCATATCTTTTATAACCAAACGCGCTGAACGAGAAAGCATTATGAATGATCAACCACAATACCAACCGCCAGACGATGTTAAGGCTGTATCTAAGACATACTCTGTTATGTCCAAGCTGTTCAGCATAGCTCTAATCAAGCTGCGCTACGACAAAATGAATACGGCGAGCCAGATCAGAGCAGAGAAAACCATGTTCGCATTGCTTCACGAGAGAAACTGGGATGCCAAGAGCGATCAATAGGCGCGTAAAGCGCAAGTCTAAACCTAAGACTAAGACCTCGGCACAGCTGAAGCAGGAATGCTACAGGGCGATACAGAAGCTCGCGAGGATAGCTGCGGCAGATGATCAAGGTTACTGCTCTTGTGTCTCCTGCGGCGTTACAAAGCACTACAAGGACATGCAGGGTGGACACTTTATACCCAAGGGCAACTCGTCTTACTGGGCATTAGAGATAGAAAACATCCATCCTCAATGTGCAGGGTGTAATATGTGGGGTATGAGGCATGGTTCTGCTGCTCAAGAGTATACGATGTGGATGGAAGACATGTACGGAAGAGGCTTTGTCAAGGACATGATTGCTAAAAAGTCGTCCCCTGTTAAGAGATACAAGGCAGACTACGAGCAACTGCTAGCAGAGTTTACCGAGCTTATCCGTAAACACGAGGGGAGGATTGGATGAGCAGACCTCATTACGAAAACCGAAAATCATTGCAAAAAGAACACGCTCTTGCACAAGGTTTAGAAAAGCGATGGGAATGCAAGCTGAAAAAGCTGCCTATAAAGTACATGCTAGACTACGCAGCATGGAAAAATAAACAAATCTCTGCATGGGTGGAGCTTAAATGCCGAACAATTCCTTTTGAGCAATACGATGAGTACATGATATCTCTCGCGAAGGTGATGGCAGCTAAAGAATTATCTCGTAACACCGGATTGCAATCTTTTTTAGTGGTGCAGTGGAGCAACAAGACAGCATTTCTTCAGTTAGATAACGCTGATTACGAGCTAAGAATGGGAGGCCGAAAAGACCGCAACGATCCTGATGACATAGAGCCTTGCTGCTACTTTAAACTAAAAGATTTTACCGATTTGGAGTTAGGATAATGGACGAAGAAATCTACATAGAGATGGTGTCCTCTGAAGAAGCATACGAGTGGCTGAATGACATGGTACAAACCCTTGAGGGTCATGACCGTGATGTCATAGGGACGATAGCGTTGATGCTTGAAGACCTAACAGAGTTCGTAAACAAGAACGACTTCATGAAGAAGCACTTCATGCAGTTCATTGAAGATAAACATGACAGCGAGGAGTTACTACATTGAACGCAACCGACCATCAAGTAGCGGGTGACCACTACAAGAAGCTAAAGATTCAACCTATTGAATACATCCTCGCGAATGAGATGCAGTTCTGTGAAGGGGCGATTATCAAGTACATCTCTCGATGGAGAGACAAGGGTGGGATAGAAGACCTGCGGAAGATCAAACACTTCTGCGATTTCTTGATTGAGAACGAGGTTACGGAAGAACCCCTCGCCCAGATGAGCGAGAGGCGCGTCCCGAAGTTTTAGTCTTTCTCTCGTTCTAAGAAAGCTTCAGCCCCGCCACCGAACAGGTTGTACATAGCCCGCCCAATAAGCGGGAAGCTTCTTCCGGTTTTTGCGGGGACTCCCTCTCCAGATAATATGCCGCCACCTGCGGCGAATAGATCTTTTCCAAGATTGGCAAGGGCGGTGGTTGGAGGGGAGACTGTCTCCTGTACAAGCCCAACAAAGTCACCGCTCTTTAGATTATTTTCTACAGCGTACCGCGAAGTCATAGCTGTCATCATTAACTGGTCAATAAAATTATCAGGTACGCGAGAGATATCAAACTCCCTGCCCTGCATCCAGTTCTTCGCTTCCTGCACCGTGGCGTTACCCATTGTGACTATTCCAAGATACGATGCAGTAAGCTTTGCCGCTTCAGTATAATTTCCTTTCTTTAACTCATCGCCAATGCTGTTGCGGATCATGTCTAGCTGTTTGATGCCGAAGCTTTTTAGGTTATAGAACACCCTGCCGTTTGGCACTTGCAAATACTTGAGAGGCATTTCTAGGAGAGAGATTGGCTGATGTCCTGATAGCTCGCTAAACATTAGCAGCTTGACGTTATCTGTCACTGCGCCCGCCTGTAGGTCTGATACCAGAGACTCAAACTCAGCGCCATAGACTTTGCCCCACTTATCTCTAAGCTTTTGTACGCCCTTAGCAGACTTCGCAAGGTTTTTATTCATCTTAAACGCAGCCTCTAGAGCTACGTCTTTACCAAGCCTGTCCATCGCTCTAAAGCCAGAGTATGTTAACGCCCCGTCTAAAAGCTTTGCTAGGCTAGAGGCATCCCCTGCGTCTTCCGCTATCACTTTCGTGATGCCAAGCGACAAAGAATCTATTTGTGTCTTGCTTGCCACGCTATCTAGTATTGACGATAGCGTATTCTTAATGCCGTAACGATGAGCCGCTACAAATAAATCGCCTAGTTGAGTTGCAGCAGAAATCGGATTACCAAGAAGTATGGTATTACTGATATTCTTTAGCGCGCTAAATACTTTATTCATGCTTTGATTGCCGCTAATAAATCTAGCAGACATGTACTTTTGCAGCTCTTCTACACCAACATCATCAATTGCGCCTTCGTCTTTAAGTCGCTTAACATAAGAGCCAATACTGGCATCTATGTTTAACTCTCCTTCTTCGCTTTTAGTAGCAAGCTTGTTATTAAAGACTCTGCGCATTTCTGTGTCGTCTGTCATTCGCGTAATGTATTTAGTTAACGCGTTGACAGGTCGGTCGTAGTAATTCAGCAAGTCTTTATCAAGCCGTGCGATGTTTCGGCTCTTGTATTGGCTTGGCGTAGCTGTCCCACTAATGGGCTGACGACTGTTACGCAAGAAGTCATCTAGCACGGCAGTCTGCTGCGCCTCTGTTAGATCGCTGATAGTTGTAACAGACTCGTTCTTTAAAGATTTAACTTTAGCTTCAAGCATTCTTGTAAGCCTAGAATCATCTTTGGCTGTTAGCCCTAAAGCCCTTCGAGTAGCGTCTACGTTGTTATTAAAGCGCGGGAAAAAGTTTTCCAACTCTCTAGCATTGGGGTCAATACTCAATCTAGACTCATGAATGTCTTTAAGCACAGACTTTACGCTGTCCATAATCTCATCAACACTTCGCGTCTTTCTTTTGCCAAGCGTTCCCGTTTTAACCTGCGTAATGCCGTAGCTTTTTAAAAGGTCTATTGCTTCGTCCATCTGTTGATTGTTAAGCAGTAACGCAAAGTCATCTCTCTGTGCAACAGGAAGCGCAGACTCTAATTTTTCAAAGCCTTGTATGCGTTGCATGTAAGAGCCAACGCGAGACATCTTAGCAAGCTCAAACTCTTGCATGTACTTGTACAGCTCTGGGTTTATCTTTTTAATTTGAGTCGAAATAACCCCAATAAAATCCGCAGGCAATCCTGATGGCACTGTGGCTCTGTCTAGCACATTTCTGTATTCTTTGATTGCTCTTGAAATTTCTGGGTGCGGAATGTCTAATTGATCCGTGGCATTATTAAGTATTTTTAACCCTTCTTCTGGTTCGATGTTTAACCTTTGTATCGCTGCTAACACAGGATTTTCTACATCTAATCCGTCTGCTTGCATCTCTATAATTTTAGAATTAATTTTATCCATTTGCGCGTTGGCTTCTAACGTAGCCTTTTCGCTGCGCTTTGCAGAAGCGGCGGCTTTAAGCTTGTTATAGTTAGGCGCGATAGAACGGATCAATTTGTCTGCTCCTACGCCCAAAGCAGCACCGCCAACAGTAGCTATGCCTGTCATCATAGGATCTATCTTTCCTTCTTCTGCCAACCCTCTAGTTACTTCGTAACTACCACCAAGCAGTCCGCTAACAGCAGCAACTTTTCCAATGCCTTTGCCAACTGGCGCGAGGGTAGTTGGATCTGCCACAGCTTTTGCAAATGCACCAAGCATACCTGCCGTTCCAGTGTCAGCACCTTCTTGTGCAAGCTTGCTTAGTAGAGGAAATTGGTTTTCTCTAACCTGATCTTTAAAAGCCTGTATTCTTTGGCGTCTTTCATCAAACGACAACTCGTCATAGTCTTCGCCGTATGCTTCGCTAGGGCTTGTGTAAAACCCATTTCCTTGACCAGATGGGTCGCCAAAATAACCTAGTGGCAACGCCGCCTCTGCTAGCACAGCAAGATTACCTGTGAGATTGGGAGATACATTAAACTCATACAAGAATCTATCAAACGCAGAGATATCGTCCATTCTATCTTGTACATTTTGAGGTCTGATTTGTTGAGGCGAACTAGGAGTCACGCCAACAGACGCAGCGGCAAACCGGATAATGCTTTCTTGTGACGCTCCTTCAGGATGGTTAACCTGAATTACTTCTCCTGACGGCGTTGTAACTGGCGTTGTTGGCATGACTAAATCCTATCGTGTTGTGGCAAGAGGTCTAGGATAAAAGGTTAATCGCTTTTGCGCTTCTTCTATTTTCTTTTTCTCTCGAGCAATGCGTTCTTTTCTGTTTTGAATTTTAGGGTTAGCCAAGTATCGCAATTCGGCAGAGGCTTTTCTGATTACCTCCCTATTATCATCAACAAATCTTTTGTGCGTAGCTGCGCTATCTAACTCACCTGCTCTAACTCTTTCAAGTTGCTGCTCGTATTTTGCATCGCGACCATTGCCCGTTCCTGCTCCTGATGTAGGGACACGAAAAGACTCCGCAGGGCGACCCGCTGTTGGCACGTTAAACTCTTGATTTAAAAGACTAAACGGTACGTTAGGCGCGTTTTGATTTTGAGTGGCAATTGGCTGCTCGGCAATAGGCTCTTCTGCTGCGGGTGCGCCAACAGAAAATCCGGTTAATGCAGGATCATCTAAAACACTTGCGCTTTGTACAACTTGCGCATTAATAGTTCCGTTCTGAATATCTTCTAGCGAAGAGTTTGCAATAGCCCGTGCTGCTGCGGGAAGTGTAAGCCCGTCTCTTACGCGAAGTGTATTTAACAAATCCACAAGACCTTGTTTTGCCAATAAAGGATCGCCGTCAAACCAAAAAGTTCTTTGCTTGCCTTCTACTAACTCGTTTAAAAAAGGCGTGTCCTCAATGTACTTTTCATATTTTTCTTGTTGATTTTCCGTAAGCTCTGGCACTTGCCGCAATTCAGCAGCCTCTGGCTGATTGGTGGCGCGATCAAGTCTTATTGTGTTTGTGGGATTATTTTTGTCTCGCGCAACATTGTAGTTAACTATTTTATTGCCTTCCAGATATTGTGCTGTAGAGAACGTATAATCTGTTGCAGGAGTAGTTGCCATTTGACGCAAGGTGTCATTTGTAAATAAACCACCGCGCACAGCGCTAGCAAGCATCTGCTCTTCTGGTGTATCG